ACTGTATCACACCAATTACACGAGAAGGGAAATTGAGTAATTGCTTACAATTTGTAACTTGACAATATTAAATAAATTATTATAATTATTCTTGTATTAATAAATATACCCTCCCTCTTGTAAGAATAATTATCTCGCCTTGTTTTAAATTTAATTGGGCGAGGGTCTAACTACCCGAAGCCATTTTAAGCGTTCTAACGCGTTAAAAATATATAGTTGATATCATCATATCAATAATTAAAAATAATGCCTTCTACACCCCTTAAAATACGTTTTAGGGCTATCTTCATAGTTATTCCAGATAGCAATATTATCTATCCAAAGAAAAAGCCCCAATTAAGGGGCTTATTTTATTACAATCAATCTTAACGATTGTTTACGTACATGGTTACTTCAAAACCGAAACGCATTTCTGTTGCACTAGGGGTTGTCCAGTTTGTCATTCTAATTCTCCTATAAGTAAATTATAATGCACATTATGGGTTAATATGCTCATTATATTATACCTCAGTTTTAATATTTTGTCTTGTGTAAAATCATTATTTTATATTGTCAAGTTACAAATTGTAAGCAATTACTCAATTTCCCTTCTCGTGTAATTGGTGTGATACAGTAATTATTACCCCTAATTATCTTAGACACCCCCCCCCTACCTGATGAACTTGTTTCATTATCCAATTGATAATAGTTCTCATTATTATAGTGTTGTATTTTTACAACAATGTGTTGTATTTATGCAACATAATGATGAATAGGTGGATTGTGATACACTTATAGTCTACACCCTCTCGCTAACTCATTGATATATATAGTATGCAAGAATCATGCCAACTTCTTGATAGTACTATAATTATTTAGCAGTAATAATGATAAATAAAATTTATGGATAAATCAAATATCATTTATAAAAACAATCAATAATTATGCAGAAAATAGTTGACTATGATTTTAGTATATATATAATAGGAACTATCAGAACTTAGTAATAAGTACCTACATCAAGCAACACATTATTAATTACTTAGGGGTTATAAAATGGTTATTATTAAAACAAAAGTATTAAGCGCAACTAACACACGAGGCACACGTATCAAGGCGAGTGCTAACGGCTTTAATGTCACAATCCCATACCCTTATGACAAGTCCCATGAGTTATGCCATTTCGAGGCTGTAAAAGCCTTAGTAGAAAAGCATAAGCTTAATTGGGATATCTCAAACATGGGGTATGGCTCAGACAATGATGGCTATTACTTTACTTTTAAACATAGTGTGCTGGATACCCATTAATAGAAAGGTTTTAAAATGAAATTACACCCATTTACTAACATTGACCCAGATAATTATTCTGCGCAGGATAATATGAAACATTTATATTTTAAAGATTATAAAGCGTTAAGGGACGTTAGTTTTGAAACTGATAGTGAGCCATTGACACAAAAAGTTATTGCGTCAGTGGGCTTTATAATGCTATTCTTGTTGATATTATTTATTTAAAGGGGAGTTATTGTGGCCAATAACGATACACATCAATATGTAGTTAACTTCTTGTTCACGCAACGAGGCGAGTTTACACACTGGATTGAACAGATGTTACTTGCCGGCTTACGGGAAGGTGAGACTTTACAATGTTTAACAATTACAGAGTTAAAACCATCTAACGAGGTTTTACAGTGGAGTTTTAACGACAACCAAGAGGAGAACGAAAAATGATATTTACTAACATGAATTATGAGGAAATTGCACGTTATATAGGAAACAATGGGGTTTATACCGGTAATATGGTAGACCGATTATGTGAGATTATCGAAGAAAATGCACAGGAAATTAAGGAATTAACAGCAACTAACGAAGATTTAGAAGAGCAGTTACAGGATTTTCGCCAATGGGTAACGTCATTACAGTGGGAAGTTAGCGACCTCACAGAAAGGCTAAATGATGTTTAAACTAGCCTTGTCAACTCTTTTATTGTTACAAAGTGTTAATGTAAGTGCCAAAGATTTACAATATTATTACAATGAAAAACTAACTATTAGTTTGACAAATGAGAAATGTTCGGAACATGGTCAAATTGCCCGAGCTAAGTTAACTGGATATAAAGCAATACATGGGTGCTATTTAATTAAACACGGGCATGTGTTCATTATCTGGCAGAACAACAAAACTAATTTATTTAAAACAACTGACTTTAAACCTTTAAGGAGTATATGATGCCTAGATGCAATGCTTGCAATGCAGAATTAACCGATACGGAAGCCACTAGAAAAGACTTACACGGGGATTTTCTCGACCTATGCAATACTTGCTATTACCATATACGAAAAGATGTGGCAATCAGTAATAACTTTGATTTGAACATTGTTTCACGTGATCAGGATAACCGAGAATGATTTTATATACCGCTTTGGTTGTATTACTTGTTTTATGCGTGTCAATAGCTAACGATAAAATATTTCTTGGTTTATTCTTAAGTTTATTTTTGTTATTTATCTGGGGTTAACTATGGCTTTCATTGGTGTATCACGTTGCCCACAATGTGAAAAACGAGGAGACGACAGGTCAGCAAATAATTTGGCAGAGTATTCCGAGAATTTTTATTGCTGGAAATGTGGATACACTCAACAAAAGAAATCCATTGAAAACTATTTAAAGCGTTTTAACGGGTTTTCAGAGGCTAAGGTATGTAATGGTATCACTTTAACAAAAAGATTGACCACAGAGGCTAAAAAGTGGCTTCTTGGGTATGGTTTAACTGATGATGAGATAGCACAATTCAGTTATTCAACAGAACGAGAGATTAAGGGACAGAAAGTAGCATGTGAGTTGTTGGTCTTGTTATCAACAACGAGCTATTGGTGTGCTAGGAACTTCGGGGAGGGTGTGAAGTATCTATCAAGCGGTACAAAACCCTATGTACCTTATGGCAATAACCCCGATGTATTAGTTTTTGTTGAAGATGTGATTAGTGCTGTGAAAGTGGGGAGAGTAGCTACCGCAGTGCCTATGCTGGGAGCAACAGTGTTAAGGGATTGGTGGCAACAGGCTAAACCCTACAAAAGGGTTGTTATCTGGGGGGACTTGGATAAGGCAACCGACAATGTGATACAAGCGAGGAAAGCAACAGAGTTATTGGGTAAACAAGTGGAATATGTAATAACCCCGAAAGACCCAAAGTGTTATAGTACTAAAGAATTAAAAGATTTATTATTAATATAATTATATGTTAATTAATATATTATTATAATATATATTAATAATTAATTATAACATACTTGTTTTAAAATTACAATAGATTTATTTAATAAATATTTCTTGTTGATTTTTAAATTTAGTGATACAATTTACTTTTAAGGAGATTTAAATGAAATACATTCTTGGATTTACATTCTTGTTACTATCTGTTACAGTGTATGCTGCTTGTACAACCACGACAGTGATGACAGGACAGGGTATTACAGTTTGCACTACTTGCTGTGATGATAAGGGCAATTGTCGAATCACTTGCATATAGGGGATTAACCATGACAACCGTATCAGTGCAGCCTACAACGAGCAAACCGAATGAATGTGAAACGTTTGATTTATGGTTTCAAAGACAACAGGGAGTTGCTTACGCCGGAATGTATGCGTTTGCAAAAGCCTCATATCAACACCAACAGAAGAGGATTGAAGCACTACAAGCCAAGCTAAATGTGGCAGTAGAGGCTCTTGAAATGCTAAGTAACCGTGGGGAAATAGCAACGATAGCACTCACTGAAATTAATCGGATAGGGGAATAGGTATGTTTAAAGGCTTAACGTTATTTAAAAGAAAGCACAGCAATGGTTATCCTTGTAAATCATTCACCTTGATGAGCTGGCATCCAACATGGTCTTTAACTTGGAGCTGGGTTGTAAGTTGGAATCCTGACTATATTAAACAAGGTTATCCATTTTACTATCTGCGATACAGCGGATATAAAAGTCAAGGATGGTATTTTATGTGCGGTATTAAATTACCATTAATAGGACATATATCCTTCCAAAATCAACCGACTATGAAGCGTAAAGGTGAATGAATATGAGTAAAGAAATCTTAATAGATATGGCAAAGAAAATTAACTGGAAAGAATACGCCAATACTCTTGAATGGATAAAAACCACCAGACCTTGGTGGTGGTTTATAAATCCTTGGTTATATATTAAGCGGCGTGATGTTGCCTATGCAGACGCACTAGTAATTATAGAAGAGCTATCTAAGGATAAATGATATGAGTAATTACCCAGCTGGATATACAGAACCGCCAAGCATTGATGATTACATTGATGCGGCAACAAAAGACCTACAACGAAAACTATTAGCTTCGCAAGCGAGTGAGGCTAGGCGGGCTGATTGGCTTTGGATTCAACTAATGGATTGGTGCAAAGCAACAGGTAGAGCGCCAGCCCAAGAGAACTCGCTGTTTAAAATAGTTTCAAGAATGCGAGAATCCACCCAACCAAACACAGCCGAACTTGACGCTTATGTTGATAGTGAGATTGATAAGAGGTTAGGTGAGCCAGTGGCTTGGAGTTGGGATAATGATGGTGTAATTGAATACAGTATTGATGTGTATGCAAAAGAATACTACGAAAAACACTATGGAGTAGTGATGACTTCACTCTACGCTAAGAAAGGATAAACAATGAACCAACAAGACAAGATAGTGCTAAGTAAGCGGGTTGCTGAAAAATACGGAATTGAGGCATACGACAAAGTTTATGAGCATAAAAATGGAGAAATGTTTTGGCTTGCAGATGACGATGCACGTTGCTTTCGATTAGCTGTACAAGCAAATATGGACATTTTATTCGGAGCAGGCGTTGTAATGACAAGAGGTAAAAACGATGGTGAGCTTGCTACAGAATGGTTTAAAAGTCATGATGACGCTTATGATGCTACACGAATAGCTATACTCAAATGCTTAGAGGTAATGAAAGGATAAACTATGACAGACAAGAGTTTACAAGCTCATGATTTGAGCGATGTATTGGAAATGGCGAAAGAGGCTGGATTTACAGGAAGCATTTTACCAATGATACAAAGCGAACTAGACGCCTTCGCAAATCTAATTGAAGCTAAAGCTAGGGCTGATGAAAGAGAACGCATTATGGATTTAGGGGTGGAGCTAGGGGTATCGCAGCCAATATATGTACTTAATGAATCATTGTTTGATGAAAAATTGAGAGGGGAGTAAATGGATATTGTAGATAAAGCAAGGCAATGGTGTAAAACAGTTAGAACGAACCCTACTCCATTGAGTGAGGCAATTCCAATGGTAGCTAAATTATGTGATGAGGCTGAATCACTCCGCAACCAATTAGCTGAATGCCAGAAAGATGCAGAGCGTTGGAATTACTTTATTGAAACTTGCAGTGAAGAAACTGCTTTTGAATTAACCGGCATTACTGGTGATGTATCAAACGAACAGATAAATGAAGCCATTGATTCAGCAATGAGTGAGAAAGGTATTCCCAATTCTAGATTACAGAATGAGAGGTTATAAAATGGAATTTAACATTAGAGAAATTAAAGAACTAGACGCCTTCGCAAATCTAATTGAAGCTAAAGCTAGGGCTGATGAAAGAGAACAGTGCGCGAAGATTGCAATGGATATGCCAACTAAAGCAGATAGCTTACACACTTATCGCTCTGGCAAACCCGCTAAAGCAGTTGCATGGGATATTTCAATCGCTATCAAAAAGAGAGGGGAGTAAATGGATATTGTAGATATGGATGAAAAAACCAAGATGTATTTAATTAACTATGCTATAATAGACTTGTTCACTAAAGGATTAGCAGAAGTTAAAACATTACATGACGAGGAGTATAAAGAATAATGGTTGAATACTCAATACTAAGGGTTTTTATAGAGAATAATGAGTTGTATGAGAAGTATCACAGTAGTTTAAAACTAGATTTTATTAGGCAGAATTATCCAGTTTTGCATAAATGTTTTAAATGCTTGCCAGCTACGAGCTATGATGCTTTAGAGGCAAACTACTTAGCAAACTACCCTGCTTTAAAGGATGGTGATAGGGATGCAGTAAGGAGCTTACTAGATAATGTTAAAGAGGCAACAGCCACTGAAGAGGAGATTATCCCCTACTTGGAAAGCCACTTGCAGCGTGTATGGGCTTCTGATGTAGGTATTATGGGATTAGAGGTGGCAGAGGGGAAAAAGAAGGTAGAGGAGTTAGATGCTAAGATTGCAGAACGTAGTGCAATTGTAGTAGAAGAAGCAGAAATTGAGTTTGTAACCACTGATATTGAGACACTTATCACAGAGGAGGATTTAGCAGGAGGATTACATTGGAGATTAAAATGCCTTAATCAATCTCTTGGACCACTACGCAAGGGGAATTTTGGACACATCTTTGCAAGGGTTGAAACAGGGAAAACAGCTATGTGGGTTTCAGAATCGACACACATGGCCCAGCAAACAGTTAAACCAGTGTTGATATTCTTTAACGAGGAGGGCGGTCGAGATGTAGTGTTTCGTATGTACAGTGCTGTAACTCGCATGACCTACATGGAACTGTCAGCTAACCCAAAGAAAGCTAAACAGATTTGGGATGAAAAGATTGGTAATCGCATTAAGTTTATTGACCAACCTGCACAGGTGGAACGTAAAACAATGGAAAAGATTATAGAAACAGTTGACCCAGAGCTAATTATCATTGATAACCTTGACAAGGTAAGAGGCTTTACTGGGGATAGAAAAGACTTGTTGTTACATGAGATTTACAAATGGGGGCGTGATGTGGCTAAGACACAATGCCCAGTGATTAGTGTTGGGCAATGTGATAACACTGGACACAATACGATGATTTTAGACGAATCACAAATGGCAGATAGTAAGACAGCTAAACCTTCAGAACTAGATTTTATTATTGGTATTGGTCGAATTGACAAAACTGGGTATGATGATGTAAGATTCTTGTCTCTCCCTAAGAATAAATTGAGGGGCGATAAAGATACAGTGGAAACCATGCGGCACATGAAGGGCAAGGAAGTTTTATTAAGACCTGCATTATCAATTTATGAGGATATGTAAATGAGAAAAAAATTAACAGAAGAAGAAAAAGCAGAAAGCTGGATAAAGACCAAAGAAAGAGTAGCAAGATGGAAGCGAGAGCATAGGAGAAAAAGAGGCTTACAAAAATGTGGTAGGAAAGAAAATACAGAAGAACAAAATATATTAGCTAAAGAAAAAAGAAAAGAATGGGAAAAAGAATGGAGAACTGAGTATAATAAAATAAATCCTCAAAAAAAATTACTTTGGGCAGCTAAAAAAAGGGCAAAAGAAAAAAACTTACCTTTTAATATTACAGAAGATGATATAATTATACCAAAAGTTTGCCCTTATTTAGGCATAGAATTTACAGATAATGCTAAACGAGGTACAGATAGAAAAACAGTAATGTCTCTAGACAGAATTATTCCAGAGTTAGGATATGTTAAAGGTAATATAGAGGTTATTTCTCATAGGGCAAATACTATGAAAAGTGCTTCAACTAAAGAAGAATTAATTTTGTTTGCCAAACGAGTATTGGAGAAATTTGATGATAGTAAAAGCTCTAGACCTTGAGACACAAACGTTTAACAAAGGTAATTTTGCTGATAGGAGAAATGATGTCTGTTTTATTGGGATTGGCTCAAACGTGTATGAGATTGCTTACGCTGATAACCCTTATGGCGAAGCGTTAAAACAAGTACAGCAAGAGATTGATGAAGCGGATTTGTTAGTGTTAATTAATGCGAAGTTTGACTTACACCACTTGACAAATCTAAATATTAAGTTTAATCATAAAAGGATTTGGGATTGTCAGCTAGTTGACTTTATGCTAGAGGGGCAATCTACCCCATACCCCTCTATGAACTCTATGGCAGATAAATATGGCTTACCGCAGAAACCGGACATTAAGGCGAAATATTGGGATGCTGGTATTGATACCAAAGACATTCCGAGGGATGAAATCGTTGACTATTTGGAATCGCACGACCTCCCCACGACTACCACAATTTATAACATTCAAAAGGAATTGGTTGAATCGAGAAGCAAAGCGTTTCAAAGACTTGTAAGTTTAGCTAATCAAGACTTGCTAGTGTTACAAGAAATCGAGTATAATGGGTTTTACTTCAATGAGGATTCTTGCAAACAGAAAGCAATAGAACTCTCAGCAATTATTGACGAATTAAGGATGGAATTACATGACTATCACCACATCGAAGAATTTAACACTGAAAGTGGCGACCACCTGTCCTGTCTCATTTACGGAGGAACAATTACAATCCCTAGGAAAGAGTGTGTTGGAGTTTATAAAACAGGAGACAGGAAAGGAGAAGATAAATATGGATGGAAAGATTACACTTTCACTCTCCCACGATTATTTAACCCTTTACCTAAATCGGAACTTAAAAAGCCCGGATATTGGGCAACTGGGGAAGATGTCTTACGACAACTTAAGTCCAGAGATAAAGCAAGTAAACGGTTACTTGAAATTATCTTAACTCTTGCTAAATTAGAAAAGATTGTTGGTACATATTACTTAGGTCTACCAAAACTTAGAGAGACAATGAACTGGAAGCCTAATATGCTACATGGGCAACTTAATATGTGTATGGCACGTACTGGTAGATTGTCAAGTAGTAAACCAAATTTACAGAATATTTCGGGGGATATGAAAAATGTCTTTGAAACAAGATTTAAAGATTAATGAATTAGATGAACGCTGGGTGCATTTCACATTACACAGCACCGATGACATTATTAAGAAATATGGTATTAAATATTTTGTTGACAATTTAAGTAGGTATAGTAAAATAGCATTATCCGATTATTATAGGAAGTTACAGGAGAAAAATGATGAAAAAGAAACATAAAAAACTATTAAGAAAAGCTGGATTTTGTTTTTGGGCAGACGAGAAATGGAGACCAGATGGAGCAATTATAGATTGGGCAAAGGATTATGATAAAGAAATTGTTACTTTTATTAAACTATTAACTAAACAAATAAAAGGAGAACTAAAATCTTAATTCAATGTGATGCGTCCGCACTTGAGGTGAGAGCCGTGGCTTTCTTAGCTCAAGATGAAGTATTAACCCAAGAAATTATTAATGGGGTGGATACACATAGGGCTAACCAAGTGGCTTTTAAATTACCCGGTTGGGATATAGATGATAAAACTGACGAGCAATATAAATTAGGGCGATTACTAGCCAAAGTGTTGGTATTCCGAACAATTTACGGAGCTAATGAACACTCTTTTGCAAATGACCCTGCATTTACAGTTGTAAGTAAAAGTAAAGAGTATTGGAGAGAGGTTCTTGATTCTTATTACAATAAATATCAAGGAGTAAAAGCATGGCATAATAAAATTATTAGAACTGTTATAGAGGGCAATGGGCAGTTGTCAATCCCTACAGGCAGATATTTTAAATTTCAGAAATTTGAGGGGAGAGTCCCCGAGACCCAGATAAAAAATTATCCAGTGCAAGCGTTGGGGGCAGACTTAATGTCTATAGCTAGAGTTTCTTTTAACAATCGTATGAAAAAGTTGAACTATTCTAATTGCTTGCTTGTCAATACTGTACATGACAGTTTAGTTGTGGACTATGATGAAAAGACTTGTGATGGCCAAGAGATTGCTAACACTATGTATGAAGTTTTTGAAGATTTACCTATGAATTTTCAGAAACTATTTCTAATCCCTTTTAATGTGCCAATGGCAGCAGAAGTTTTACAAGGGAAGAATTGGGAGCAGATGGATGTTATTGCCAAAAGTAGGTGATAAATTAGGTAAGTTAGTTATACTATCATTTTCTGAGTATAAAAAGGAAGGGACAAAAAGAAAGTATAAATATGCAAAATGTTTATGTGATTGTGGAAATACTACAGAAGTTAGGTACGACCATATAAAAAATATCAATCATACTAAAAGTTGTGGATGTTTATATGCAATCTTAGGGAAAGAAAGAAGAAAATTAGATGAGGTAACTGGGTTTAATAACTGGTATACTGCCTTTGTAAGAAATGCAAATAATAGAGGGTATAAAAATACTTTAGAAAAAGAGTATGTTTATTACCTAACACAATTAGAGTGCCATTACTGTGGAAAACTCCCTAATATAAAATACAAAGTTAGGGAAAAGTATGAGTATGATTTTGTATTTAATGGTCTAGATAGAGTAGATAACACAGTAGGATATTTAAAAGAAAATGTTGTTACTTGCTGTAAAGAGTGTAATGTAGCTAAACATACACAAACACAAGATGAGTTTTTCAGAATGATTAAAAACATATATGAAAAACATGGATTAAGGAAGATATGGAAGTAGTTGCTAGACCTTAGATTTTGTGGTATAATAATTGTTCAATTTAAAAAGGAAATAATATGTTTATTGAAGTTGTTGACGTAGTTCGTGAAGATAAACCAAGTAGCAATGGTAAAGGTACATATGGTGTACTAACTGTTACTTATCGTAGTAATGGCAAGATTGCTGAAAAGAAATTAATGTCATTCACAAACCCCACAGTGTTTAAACACTTTGAGAAAGCAACCAAGGGTGCCCAGATTGATGTAACCTCTGTCAAGAACGATAAGACAGGTTATTGGGACTGGACAGCTATTGGCAGTGGTGATGCCCCAGCCACTACGACATCTCAAGCCACAGCTACCCCTACACGAGTTACAGGTAGTAATTATGAGACTAAAGAGGAACGTGCTGCAAAACAGAAGTACATTGTTAAACAATCCTCCTTGTCAGCCGCCGTTGCTCTATTGACAGTTGGTGCTAAAACCCCACCAAGTGCTAAAGATGTGATTGCTCTTGCTGATGAGTTTGTTAATTATGTATTTGACGAGAGTGCTGTATCTGAATTAGGTAAATCATTAGACAATGATGATGACATCGTGTATTAGAATCCGTGCAAGGTAGTTAGATAGTGTTTTGGGGATGGGCAAGAAATGCTAGAAATTAGTTCAGACTTGCAGAGTTTACTCTAGTAGCCAAAACACAAGTAGCTAGCCTGTAGGTAGGTAGGTGCGGAGGGGGCGCGACACAGCAAGGTGCCCCGGTGAAGCAGTGAGCCTATGGAGTAGGTATTAAAACGTAAACGGCAGTACGTAGTCTGTCGGACAGAGAGGTCTGGAATGGGTATAAACCATACGTGAACGAGCTATTCGTACTGGCGTGTATAGCAAGGAACCTCAATACAGAGCGCAGGAGGCTAATGCCGCCCCACAGGACTTGTGGGATTTAAGGGGAAGTTAGGTAGTAAGTACCTAGCCCGTGTTGGATTGGGGGCAGATGTATGAACGAACCAGTCCATATCGGAGTAGGCATTTTTTAATAAGTGGAGCAAGTATGTTAGCCTTAATCGACGGTGATTTAGTTCTGTATAGGTGTGCTTGTAGTGCTGAGAATGACCCTTTAAGTATTGCAACACAAAGAGCAAATGAGTTATTAGACTTAATTTTAGAAAGGACAAAATCCACAGAGTATCGATTCTTTTTATCTGGTAAAGGAAATTTTAGGAAAAAGATTTACCCAGAGTATAAAGCAAACCGCACACAAGAGAAACCCACTCATTTACAAGCATTACGGGAATTCGCTTGTCAAGAGTTAAATGCAGAGGTTACAGAGCATGAGATGGAGGCAGATGATTACTTAGGTATTCATCAAAGTAAAGAAACAGTGATATGCTCCCTTGATAAAGATATGTTACAGATTCCGGGCTTACATTATCAATGGCAGTTTGGGACAGCTAAGTGGACTAAAGAGGAAAAGTTCTTAGCCCAATCAGGGTTAGAAGGTAGTAGATTGTTTTATGAACAATGCCTTAAAGGAGATGTAGCTGATAATGTAAAAGGCATTAAAGGATTAGGGGAAAAGACAGCAACTAAACTATTAAAAGATTGTCAGACAGAAAAGGAAATGCTTGAGGTTTGTTTAGAGAAATACGGGCATGAGGAGGAATTCTTGATGAACGCACAATGCTTGTACATACTGCGAGACTTTGAAGACAGTTACTTAAAACGATATGAAGGGTTAATAAAATGAAGGTTACAGCCACTAAGTGGGAAGATATTGATGTAGAGGTCTCTGAAGAACAAATTGAGATTCTTATGTGTGAGTTGCTAAAGCAGGATTGGGAAGAAAATAAAGATGCTTTTGGGAATGACATGCCAGAGTTGTTAAAGGCAATTGAAATTGTGTATGAAGCCTACTCTGGGAAACCAATTGACTACTTGGGTAGACTAGATGGCTGATTGGACACCCGGAAGATTAAAAACCTTTATTACTTCAACATTACGTGGGGGCTTCAGAAAGTTTCCCCCAAAATATGAAACATTAAAAGAAGCAAGTGTTGGTAAGAAGATTAACCCTAAGACAAAACGACTTGCTGAACATTTTGTTTGTAAGAGTTGCAAGGGGGAATTCCCCGCTAAAGAAGTACAAGTGGACCATATTTTAGCAGTCGTGTGCCCTAAGAAAGGGTTTGTTTCTTGGGATGAATATATAGCTAGATTATTTTGTGATAAAGAAAACTTGCAGGTACTTTGTAGTTCGTGCCACGACATTAAAACGGCAGAGGAACGAGGAGAAAGAAATGGCAACAAGAAACCCAGTGACAAATGATGAGATTAAATCAGGTAAGGGGGATGTCAAGAAGTTTAAAGACAACTTCGACAAGATAGAACCCTCTTGTTATAAAGACTGTAAATACTTAGTAAATACCTTGACGAAATGTAAAATATGTGAATGGAAAAATAAATGACAGTTAGTTTAGTATGGGTTACCCCAGATGCTGAGAAGATTATTGGGTATTGCGCAAGGGTTTCCGCACCGGCAAATCAAGATAATGAGAATGTAGCAGGGTTGTTAAAGTATTGTGTTAAGAATTCCCATTGGTCAGTATTTGAAATGGCAAGTGCTTGTATTGAGTTAAATGTCCCAAGAGATATTAGTAGGCAAATCTTGAGACATCGTAGTTTCTCTTTCCAAGAGTTTAGTCAACGATATGCAGATGTGGGCACTCTCCCGTTTAGTGGGTATAGGGAAGCTAGGTTACAAGATACAAAGAATAGACAGAACAGTATAGAAACAGATAACAACCAATTGTTAGATGCTTGGGAAGAAAGACAAGCAAACCTCTTGATGGCTATTGACAGTAATTACAAATGGGCATTGGCAAACAACATTGCTAAAGAGTGTGCTAGAGTTATTCTACCAGAGGGACTCACCCCTAGCAGAGTTTACATGAGTGGTACAATCAGAAGTTGGCTTCACTATCTGCAAGTGAGAAGTGGAAAAGGCACTCAGAAAGAGCATGTCGAGGTTGCCAAACAAATAGCAAATATTCTTGCTAAAGAATTACCGATAATTATGGGGGCTTTAGATGAGTAAAATTTTATTGTTAGACATAGAAACATCACCAAATCTTGCTCATGTGTGGGGAATTTGGCAACAGAATGTGGGCATTAACCAATTGTTAGAAAGTAGTAAAACTTTATGCTTTGCTGCTAAATGGTTGAATGAGGACACAATCTACTTTAGTAGTAGTTTTAAAACTTCCCATAAGAAAATGTTAAAAGAGATACATAGTTTAATTGACGAGGCAGATGCAGTAATTCATTACAATGGTACTAAGTTTGATATGCCAACATTAAATAAAGAATTCTTGTTAGCCGGGATGACCCCACCTTCCCCAGTAAAGCAGATTGACTTATTACAAGTTGCAAAGAGACAGTTTAGATTTGTAAGTAATAAATTAGATTATGTTTCCCAGCAATTAGGTCTTGGTAAAAAGACAGCCCATATGGGGCATGAACTATGGATTAAATGTATGAATAAAGACCCAGAGGCTTGGGCTTTAATGGAGGAGTATAATATTAATGATGTTGTATTATTAGAAAGAGTTTACAATAAATTTATTCCTTGGATTAAGCACCATTTAAATTTAAATAACTTTTCTGAAGAATTGGTTTGTCCTAACTGTGGTAAGAATCATTTTCAAAAACGAGGGTTTAGTTACACTACTACTTCTAAGTTTCAAAGATACCAATGTAAAGAGTGTGGCAATTGGTTTAGAGGAAATAAGAATATGAATGTGTCTAAAGAGAAGATGGTAAATATTATTTAAGGAATAAATATGGAACTAAATGACTATCAAGAATTAGCTGTTGATATGAAACTCCTCACAGCAGATATGGATTATCTCTTGTTGGGGTTAGTGGGGGAGGTGGGAGAATTCTACTCACCAATTGCTAAAGCCATACGAGATGACACAGAGATTGAAGATAATTTATTAAAGAAAGAATTAGGGGATATTCTTTGGTTTATTGCAACTATTTCTGCTGAACTGGGTCTGACTTTAAATGAAATTGCAGAAGCAAACATTAAGAAATTACAGAGTAGAAAATTACGAGGAACTATAGGAGGCAGTGGTAATGATAGATGATATAACCCAAGAAGAGTGGGATAATAGTTTAAGAGAATTTTATGAGAGTAAAAAACAAGAGAAAAGAATGTCAGAAATGCTAGAGCAATTAGAGGGATATGACCCGCAACCTAAAGTAGATGAGTATAGAAAACACGTAGCAGACTTAAATAAACCCAGTAGTAAGCAGGTGGGGGGCACACATTACAAAAAGTTTAAGATACAGCCCGCAGAATTTTGTTACAAGAATGAGATACCTTACTTAGAAGCGACAGCCATTAAATACTTGTGTAGGTGGAAAGACAAGGGGGGTATACAAGACCTTGAAAAAGCCAAGCACTTCATTGACCTATTGATTGAGTTTAACAATGCTAACAATTGAGGAATTAAAGCAAAAGATTAAAGAGCGAATGACGGAGGTAGATTTAGTGGACCTCTTGGAAATTACAACAGATGAGTTAGTGGAGGCTTTCTTGGATAAAATTGAGGACAAGTTTGATGTGCTCCAAGATTTGCTGGACTGACCTCACTTTACCACCAATTAATTTATACAACGCACCAACTATTATAGAAAGAGAGATTATGGATATTAGTCAAAAGATTTTGAGTGACATAACGGTTTTTAATAAATATGCAAAATTTGTACCAGAATTAAATAGACGAGAGACTTGGGATGAAATTGTAGAACGCAACATGGCAATGCACATTCGTAAATACCCAATGATGAAAGAGGAGATTAAAGAGGCTTATAAATATGTTTACAACCGCCAAGTACTACCTAGTATGCGCAGTCTCCAGTTTGGTGGACGCCCTATTGAGTTGTCTAATAATCGTATGTTTAATTGTGCTTATTCCCCTGCTAATCATCCTGCCATTTTTAGTGAAACAATGTTTAACTTACTTGGTGGGAGTGGTGTTGGTTTTTCAGTCCAAAATAGACACGTTTCTCAACTCCCTACGGTAGTCGGACCAACTAATAAACAACGAAGATTCCTTGTAGGGGATTCAATTGAAGGGTAAAGCTCTGCTCTTCTAAAAGACATTTAATTGCTGGAAACCCATAAGAGCCTTTAAAACTACAACATGACCTAAACAGGTGGGTGTGAAAGTTTGAAAATTTAAAGGATTTGGCAATCAGCAGCGAAGCATTGGAGACAAGATGAACGTTCAGAGACTATCCCGTGAGGGAGTAGGGAGCAATCCCGAAATAGTGTCAACATATTATTTTTATAAATTATGTTGTCCCTTTACAAACGAAGTTAAATACATAGGTAGAACAGTTTCTTTAAGTAATCGTTTAAGAAACCATATTTATGAAGCCAAGAAAAATAACAGAAATAAAAGAGAAAGATGGATTGTTTCTTTACTAAGAAAGAATAAAGAACCAATTATGCAAGTTATTTGGCAAGGCAGTTTAACTTTAGAAGAGGCAATGGCTTTAGAGAAATATCTCATAAAGCATTATAGAAAGAAATTTCAATTAAAGAATGATAATGATTCTGCATTGGGTGGAAGTTTCTCTACCAAAGTAGTTTATCAATTTTCAAGTGATGGTTTATTTCTATCTAGTTTTGCTAATGCTAATCAAGCGATGATTAACACTGGTGTAAAAGATGTGAATATAACTAGATGCTGTAAAAATGAAAATGGGTATGGTACAAAACAAGCAGGTGGGTTCTTTTGGTCTTATATAAATTATAAAGAGTATCCACACAAGTTTGTTAAAAATTGGAGAGAATTAAAAGGAAAAGCTGTAATAGCTACTAACTTAACCACTAATGAAGAACTAGAATTTACATCAGCAAGACAAGCTACTAAAGCTTTAGGTGTAAATTACAAAGCAATCTCTTCTTGCTGTAATGGGCATAAAAAGAAAGCTGGGAATTATCTTTGGAGATTTAAATGAAATATGTTAAGATATAGTCCACCCCATTTAGAAATTTATGGGAAGCATCGTGGGAGCGATGCAGTTAAAGTTCTTATTAAAGCGTACACTCTTGGCAAGTCTGACCCTGTGTTCGACTTTAGGGACATACGTCACAAAGGGGCTCGCCTCGTTACATCCGGGGGTAAAGCTCCGGGTCCTGACCCTTTGCGTATTTGTCTTGACAAGCTACGGTCTGTACTTAATGATTCTGTTGGTAGGAAACTAAAACCACTAGAAGTACATGACATGATTTGTCATATTGCAGATGCTGTATTATCTGGAGGTATTCGTAGAGCCGCCTTGATTAGTTTGTTTGACAAAGATGACTTGGATATGCTCTCTGCTAAGTCAGGAGATTGGTGGGAATTAAACCCACAACGAGGTAGAGCCAATAACTCTGTAGTTTTACATCGTGAAGAAACAACCCGAGAAGAATGGGATTTTATCTGGAAGAAAGTGGAGGCTAGTGGTAGTGGTGAACCCGGTGTATTCTGGACAAACGATTATGACATGGGTAGCAATCCGTAAAATGAGTGCGGATTTAAAATCCTCTCTGATTGACTTGGAAGCTAGTGTAATAGCGACAGGGCGCAAGCAAGAGAAATCTGTGCAGCGTGAGAGACTAAGCGAGAGGAACTAGATGTATAATGTTTATTGGATTAAATCAAGTGAGCATACAAACCCTAATACCCAAGGTTATGTAGGCATTACTAAGAATCTTAAAGAAAGACTTAAAGCGCATAAAAAGAATAAACACAAGACTCCTTTTACATGTGCAATTAAGAAATATGGATTCAAAAATTTAATCGTAGTAGTTTTACACGAAGTAGCAACATTACAAGAAGCCCTTTCTATAGAGGAAACACTGAGACCAACTGGTAAAATAGGTTGGAATTGTCAAAAAGGTGGCGAACTTGGCGTAGAAAGCTCTTGGTACGAGAATGAAGCGAATCGCAATAAACATAAAGAGGCAACAGCATTAGCAACAAAAGAAGCAATTAAATTAAAAGATACTAAAGAAGCTCGTTCTAATAGAGCCAAGGATAATTGGAAAACTGGGGCGTATAAAGACAGTTTTACAGGAAGTAAAAATCCAAAAGCCTTATTAAACGAGACACAAGTTGTAGAGATTAAGTACAATCTACTTCCTAAATTTTCTAATAAAGAAATTGCAACTATGTTTAATGTTAAACCTCATGTTATTCAGTTTATACGAAGTGGTAAAAACTGGAAACACATTTAGTATGCGATAGTCCAGCGCACGAGTTGATATTTACAATGTAACTCAACAGTGTGAGGCTGTGAAATTGCTTTAAACCCCAATCAATATTGTAATTTAGTAGAAGTCAATGTTTCAGATGTAACTAACCAAACAGAACTTAATAACCGTGTTAGAGCTGCCACATTGATTGGTACATTACAAGCAGGGTACACAGATTTTCATTATCTACGTAATGCTTGGAAAGAGCAAACAGAGAAAGAAGCCTTGTTAGGGGTAAGTATGACTGGTATTGCTTCTGGTGGTGTATTAGCATTAGACTTAGAGGAAGCCGCAACTTGGACAAAAGTGGAGAATCAACGTGTTGCTCACATCATTGGTATTAATAGTAGTGCTCGTATTACTACTGTCAAACCTGCGGGAACGACGTCCCTTGTGGTTGGCTCAAGTTCAGGGATTCATGCTTGGCATAATGATTATTATATTCGTCGTATGCGTGTCGGAAAGAATGAGCCATTATATAAGTACATGGTTGATAATGTCCCAGAGTTAATTGAGGATTGTGTGTTTAAACCTCACTTGGAAGCTGTCATGAGTTTCCCCCAAAAAGCCCCAGAGGGAGCTATGCTACGCACTGAGAGCTACAAAGAGTTACTAGAACGAGTAAGACGTTGGAACTTAGAGTGGATTGTTCCGGGGCATAATTATGGCAATAACAAGCATAATGTATCTTGTACAATCTCTTTGAAAGAAGATGAGTTTAAAGAGTGTGGAGACTGGATGTGGGATAATCGTGAAGATTACACAGGTATTTCAGTTTTACCATTTAATAATGGTACTTATCAGCAAGCGCCTTTTACTGATTGTACTAAAGAGGAGTTTGACGAATTGTTTAAACTACTAAAAGATATTGATTTATCTAAAGTTGAGGTGACTGAAGATAATACAGAAGCTAAAGATAATCTGGCTTGTAGTGGTTCGAGTTGCGAAATCCAATAAAGGAATGTTATGTTTATTACATTTGAGTTAATTAGTGGGATGTCTCTTGGAGTACAATTTATTAGTAAGAGTGA